CAGCGATGTAGTTGGCTGCTGGGTGAAAATAATGGGGGATTCGTGGACGTTCAAGGACTGTACGCTCTTGTTAAGAAACATAAGTCTGATCCGAACTATCAGCACCGAGACATGACGTGGGAAGAGTTTGATGAACTCGCTAAGACGAGTTTCAACCGTCTGAGTGAGGAGCGTCGTGCAAAAGTTCTCAAGGTCTGTGTTAAGTTTGGGCTCGAAGATTTGACATTGATTCGCCGGGTTCGTTTCATGGCCCAGACTAATCTGTTCTTCCTGTGCAAGCTTCTTGGTTACAAGGAAATGTCGGACAAGACATACACTTGGATCGACGGTACGGTTCACAACACCCACGAGGAAATCTGCAACGCATTTTTCGTCCGCAAAGACCCGACCAAGAAGAATTTCAAAGAATTCGCGGCATCATATATCAGCAAGAAGGAACGTCTTCTTCTAGTCCCCCGAGGCGGGTTCAAGTCGACCATGAACATGGCGGACTCCGTCCAGTACATCGTATCATATCCGGAAATCACGATTCTCGTGCTCTCCGGCGTACTGCACTTGGCGAACGAATTCGTCGGAGAAATTAAAGGGCACTTCACCCTCGAAAACGGTGGAGCCGATGCTCTCGACCTTGTTATTCCGAAGAAAAATTTTCGACCTCGGAAATTTGAGGATGGCTCCCCGTTCTGGTTTCAGGTAGTGTTCGCGGAGCATTGTATCGCCCCGGATGACGGTAAGGCGAACGAGTTTCAAACCCCGGCTGTCAACTTTTTTGAAAAAGAACCGACGTTGTTTTCGGCGTCTATCGAACAGTCGTTGACGGGCTTCCACGTTTGCGTGTTGAAGCTGGACGACGTGGTTACGAACGAAAACTCCCTGACCGTGGACCGTCTGAAAGCGGTCAACAAGCAGGTCAGTATCAACCAAGCTATGCTCCACCCGTACGGGTTCTACGATAAGATCGGAACTTGGTACGACGGTGAGGACACGTACGGTCAAGACATCAAGAACAAACAGAAGTATGATGAAGAAGGCGAATCCTTCCCGATGGAGATTTATATTCGTCCCGCGTGGTGGCCCAACGAGGCCGCACGCAAGGCGGGTAAGATCGAGGAAGAGATGGTTGAGGCGGACTACGGATTTTGGTTTAACGATTCCGAGATTCCGAACTCTCTGACATATCAATTCCTTCGACACAAGAAAAAGACCGATCCATACTTCGCGATCAAGTACCTCAACGATCCAACGCAGATGCACGTTGTCCGGTTTCCCCGCGAGATGCTCGTGCGGAAGACCATCAACGCGGTTGAGGTCCCCGGCACCGGGATGATCGTCACTTGTGTTGACACGGCTTACACGGTCAACAACTGGTCCGACTACACAGTCATCATCACTGCATTGATTTTCGGCGGACGCTTCTACATCTTTGATATGAAGCGTGGAAAGTACAACGAGTACGAACTTCCGGCGATGATCGCGGCAACTGCTCAGCAGTGGAAGCCGAGGCGAATCTGCATAGAAGCCTCCAATGCAATGCCTTACATTCAGCGGGAGATTTACCGCGAGATGGACAAGCTGAAGGTTCGGGTTCCAATAGAACTCGTGCCGCTCGGTCAGGGAAACAAGAAAAAGAATTCGAAATCGGTCAAGGCAGGCCCGGTTCTGCGGTTTCTTGGCGATGACCGATTGAAATTTGTTAACACCTGTCCGAGTCTTGAAGACCTCTACGAGGAACTTTCCAAGTTCGGAACAGCCGCTTCAACCCACGATGATATCGTGGACGCCCTTTCGATTCTGGTCAACCAGTTCGGGGGATACGCGGATATTGAAGCAAAGATGCAGGCCGCTTCGACGGATTACAACCCCGATCCGAAGGGCAAGTCGTTTTACGATCAGGTGTACGGACTCGGCACGTACGACAAGTACAACGCCAAGAACGCACAACTTGAGTTCCCAGATACCGCCCACGACGCCCTTTCAAAGCAGGCTGCGGAAGACGCTATGTGGGCAGCACAGGACCCGCTTGCTGATTTGATGGGTTAGGAGAGCTATGGCCGAGGAACAAGTTGTAGCACCACCCCAATCGGATGGGAATCCGAACGGGACCCTAACCACACAGTCGTTTACCGCGAGTGGAGAGTTGAAGACGACAAGCGACGAGTTGACCCTCGTTGTTCAAAGTGCCCAGCTTGCAAAAGCCTTCATAACGAATCGACAGTGGACATTACTGTGGCGAGACGCAGACCTTCTGTATCAATCTCCTCGCCCCATGACGGTGTACGAAAACACCTATGTTCTGGAGCCCAACGTCCAGCGTTTCACCGTTGCGAAGGTTTGCAATGCGGTTGTCCCACAGTTGTACAAAGGGTTATTTTACGACGACCCGCCGATGTTGATGCGGCCTCGCCCCGGAACGTCTCAGACAGTTGTGGACGCGAAGATGGCGTTGTTCTCATTCGTGCTTGATGAATGCGGTTTCAAGACCCAGACGAAATGGGGTCTTGAGCAGATGGCGTTTCTCGGCACAGGAATCTTTAAGTGGGGCTATGAGTGGAAGGACATCATCACTTATAAACGGAAGGCGACTACCAAGACGCTAACCGCTGGAAGTGAAAACGGTGCGACCACCACGACAGTTCTGCCGACCGACGAGCCACCGAATATCACTCAGGATACCAAGACTCTGCCGATGCCGTTTTTCCAGTGGCGTCCGATTGATAAAGTTTTGGTCGATCCGCAACTGTGGGTCAGTGATATCCGACACGCACGGTGGGTGGTCGATGTCCAGTACATGGACTTCTACCAACTCGACAACCTTCGTCAAGCGATTGAAAACGCGATGAAGGACGGCGAGACGGGCGAACAGATCAAAGGGTGGAGCATACCGTCTTCAGAGCAATTGAAAGCTCTGTGGATGAGTCCGACCGCCGCCAACTCGCAGACATTGGAGACAGAGCAGGCCACTTATATCGAAGGCGTTGTTCACCACGCGGAGAAGACGAGTACCCAGTCATCGCCCGACCCGCTGCGGAACAAACTGGAGATTCTGGAATATTGGGACAAGGATCGAAAGATTTTGGTGCTCAATCGCCAGCATGTCATTTGCTCCAACAAAAACGAGTTCAGAGAAATTCCGTTCCTGTCCGCCAATTGGTGGAATCGTCCGCGTGCATTCTACGGCATGGGCCTCGGCCTGATTGTCGGCCAGAATCAACGCGTCGATCAAGGAACGATTAACGCTATACTCAAGATTTTGTCTTACGGCGTCAACCCTATCTATCTCCGAAATCGCGATGACAACGCTCCTACGCAGACGATACGAACAGGGCTGGGCAAAATCCTTTCGGTGACGGACGTAGAAAAGTCCTACAAGTTAATGGAGACGCCCAAGGTTCCCCCGGATGTGTGGTCTGCGTTGAAAGAGTCTGAGCAAGCTACAGAGTCTTCGTCCGGTGCGGATCAGATGCTCGTACAGGGTTCTACAGCGGGTCCTCGAAGTTCGATGGGTCGCACGGCAGGCGGGGCTAATCTCCTCGCGGGTGCTAGTGCTACTCGTCTAGACGGGCCGTTGGACAACTTCATTGAGCAAGTTTTCAAACCGTTCCTTAGCATCATCGACAGACTTGTGTTTAACATCATGTCGGACGGTGCTATTCTTCACATCCTCGGCAAAGAAATGGGAGATGATTTCCTGAAAGGATTCAGCATTCAGGACTACCATGATTCCCAGATCGAGTACGAAGTGCTCGCCGGGTCAAGTCTTGCTGCAAAGCGGACGATGGCCCAATCGATGGTCATGCTGACGCAGATTCTGGATAACCCCCAGATTCAGCAGTCTCTGGCAGAGATCAACGAAGAGTACATCGATTTCAAGCCCATTATCAATATGTGGCTAGAAGCCTCGGAGTGGAAGAACAAGAACGACATCATCAAGCCGATGACCGCTGAGATGAAGGCGAAAGCCAAGGCGAATTCAAAGGCCGCGTTGATGCAGCAGCAGATTCAAGCCAAGCAGCAAGGTGAAGCACAGAAGTTCCAGCAGAAGGAACAGCTAGAGGATCAAGCCTCTGACAATCGAATCAAACGCGATATCACTCGCGAAGCCGCGAAAGCGTCGGGAATGAGTGAGGCGGTTGAGGGTGTTCCGAGTACTGGTGGAATTCAAGGCACGTTGCCTACTGTGCAATAAGTCAGGGTTCGGCCCGTGGCTCCGGCATGTTCCGGGGCTGCGGTACCCGAACCCTTGAGCCCAACTCGGAGGAGAAATGCTTAAGGTCACGGATGATATCCAAGGGCTCGACATGACGTTCGAGCTAAGCGAGAAGGATTGTGCATTGCTCGCGTCGGCGGTAAAGCAGGAGTGGTTTGATCTTCTTCAGAAGCTGATGGAGACGGAAGTCAAGCGTCTGAATGTAAAACTTTTAAACACCGATGGTGGAAACCCAAGCGAAATTCTGGCGGCTCATGCAGTCGCTAAGGGTGCGGGAATGTTTTACGTCGGATTCATAAAACGACTTCGAGAGCTTTTGGAGATCGAGAAGTACAACAGCCTTGCTTTTGGCACGCTGGATAATCCAGAGCAGCCGCCGTATCCGGACGAGTTCTTGGCAGTTGAAGAAGAAGAAAACTAGGAGGAGTCATGGCGATTACGCTAGTAGAGTTGGATAAGATGTCGGGCGATGAGTACGCCCAGAAGTTGCAGTTTGATCCCGATTTCAGAGCAGAGGTAGAGGCTCTGTTGAACCGCAAGCCCGTCACGGCTCCCGCCGCTCCCGCGGCCCCAGCCCCTGAGGTTGTTGAGCAGGACCCGTCGATGCCTGTGATTCAACCTGTCGCCCCCGTCGCGGCTC